CTGGTATTATTACTGAAGGCCAAGCCAAAAAAATGATGGAAGTATTAAATGAGGATCAAAATAGCTTCAAATCAGGTGATAAGGTTCTTATCCAAACAAGTAAAGAGCTTGTACCAGCTATATATATAGAAAAAACTAACAACGGCCATCAGGTTAAAATAACAAAAACAATGATGGGATACAAGTCAGGGGATGTTGTCGAGGTGGGAGATAAAGGAATAGTCCCTGTATAATAGCTTAACAACAACAAAACCTAAAAAATATTCAATTTACGGAGATTATACTTTAGATTAATTTGGCAATTTAAATTTTCTTTCATATATTTATTATCATGGATAATTTTGATTTAAAAAAATATTTGGTAGAAAACAGAGTAACTAATCAATCTCGTTTGAATGAAGGTATAGGCATATATCTATCAGATATAAATTTAGGTATTATTATTAAATCATTACAAAAATCTAAATTAGTAGATCCAAATGTAATAGAGGCTCTTAAAAATAAAGAAGATGTATCTAAGTATATTATGAACAATAAAGATGCGATCCACAAATCTTTAAAAATGAATGGCAAAACATTAGGACTTAACCCTCCATCATTTAATATGTTGATGGATAAGATCAATGATTTAACTTCAGGACAAGCTACATTTGTAGATTATATTGATTAATAAATAAAAAATTCATAAATTAAGGCTTGGGAAACCAAGCCTTTTTTATTATATTAAGGTTATGACAGAAATTCAAGAAAAACTATTTGAAATTGCCCAGCGTGTCCCACCGGGGGATTCCTGGAAAGTAAATAATGTTAATGCTGTTCAAAAATCTTTAACAGATGCTTTAGAATCATGGTTTCAAATAGCAACAGTTAAACCTAAAGCATTTCGTTTAGATTTGGCTCAAGGTAAACTTTTTGCTATATTACCTGAGGAAGTAGAAATACAAGAACCAGAACCTAAAAAATATTCAATTTACGGAGATTATACTTTAGATTAAGTTTTGATTTTTCAAACTTTTTTATTATATTAATGTTATGAATTCTAAAGACCATACTATTTTTGTTGAAAAATATCGTCCTAAAACTCTTGATAATTACATTTGTGATGATTCTATTAGAGAAAAAATACAAGAATTTCTAGATAAACAAGATATACCCCATCTTGGTTTTTTTGGATTACAAGGTTCAGGTAAATCAACCCTAGCAAAAATATTAGTAAATAATATTGATTGTGATTTTATTTATTTAAATGCTACTGAAAACAGAGGTATGGATGATATTAAAGAAAAAGTAGGTTCATTTGCTTCTGCTCGTAGTTTTAGACCCCTAAAAATAGTAATTTTGGATGAAGCAACTCATATTCTTCAAGCATCACAGGTATTGCTTTTGAATATGATTGAAACTTACAGTCTAACTACCAGATTTATTTTAACAGGAAACTATCCTGAAAGATTAATTCCGCCTTTGAGGAGTCGCTTACAAGAATTCAAATTAACTCCTCCAACCAAAAAAGTAGTAGCAAAACATGTTTATGAGATTTTAAATAAAGAAGAAATTCAATTCAATATTGATGATTTAGTCTCTATAATAAATAATTCTTATCCTGATTTTAGAAAAATTATTAATGATTGTCAAAAATATACTGTAGATAATCAATTATTGATTCCTAAATCGTTAAGTAAAAATGAGGATGTTCAAAGTAAAATATTGGAAGCATTAAAAAAACCAACATATAAAACATTCAATGATATTAGACAAATCATAGCAGACAATGATGTGTCTTTATTTGAAGATATTTTTAAACATTTGTACGATAACACTAACCAATATGCTGTTGGTTGTGAAGGACAAATTGCAATTATCATAAATGAATGTCTATATCAGTCCAACTTTAGAATCGATCTAGAAATAAACTTTATGTCAGGTATATCGAGAATAATTGAAACTCTTAAAACAAACAAAATAATATGAACAATAAACAACAACAATTGAACGTCAACATTGACATTAAAAACACTAGACCTATTGTGTCTGAAGATGGAAATCAAATTTTTGCAGAGGGTGTCCTCTTGCGTAAAGTATCTCGTTTTGTAACTGGTACTCAAGAAGATGGAATTATTCCTATTCCCTGTTTTTATGATGTAGCTACAGGTAAGGTATTGGTTGAATTGCTTCCTAAGGAACTTAGAGAGGAATTTGAGGGTGACAACTCTAACCATACAATGGATTAATGACTAACAAAACTTTTACAATATTTGATTGGTTAAAAGAGATAACAACAACTAAAAAACCTTGGTCTTCATTTAATGATGATGAGCAAAAAATATTTAACTCCTACATGATCAATAAATACATCAGTATGTATGAACCGTATGTAGAGGTAGCTAATTATGCTCAATTAATTCCTTCAAACGACAAAGAAAAAATATATAATTTTTATTGTGATATGTTACCTAAAAAGAATGTCTTCCTCAAGTACGTGAAAAGTTCACGTAAAAAACCAAATGAAGTATTGCTTCATCATATTGCCAATTACTATACTATTTCACTGGGAGAGGCAGAAGATTATATTTACATTCTTAAAAAAGAAGGAGTAGAGATGATTCTTGAAAAATCAGGTGTTGATAGTAAAGAAATAAAAAAGTTATTAAAGGAAATACAATGACAAAAAATAGTGAAATCTATGGTACTAGAATTTATACTGATATAAACAATACCAATAGAACCATAGAAAAAACAGACTCAATTGTAGACTCAGTTATTGATGAACATATTAAGAGAGCCAAATTAGGTAAAGAAAAATATGGTCAAACTTTAGATAGAACAGATTTATCAGTAATAGAGTATTTACAACATGCTAAAGAAGAAGCAATGGATTTAGCTCTGTATCTAGAGAAAACAATCCAAATGTTGCAAGGAAAAAAATAAGTTTTGCCAAAAAAGAAGAAAATACCTTCCATAGTAAAACAAATACAAAAACACACTCTTAAGGAAATTAATTATTCTACGGAAAAACAGATTTCCTATAGCCAGGTGTCTATGTTTTTGAATTGTCCTCGTAAATGGTCTTTACAGTATAGAGACGGTTATTATCAATCCGAATCCTCTATTCATATGACATTCGGAACTGCTTTACACGAGGCATTACAACACTATATAACAACTATATACGAAGTTAGTGGTGCGGAAGCCGACCGAATTAATTTAGAGGAATACTTTGAAGAACGTTTTAGAGAAACTTACCAAAAAGACTACAAATCAAATAAAAAAGTTCATTTTTCCGATCCTGTTGAAATGAGAGAATTTTATGAAGACGGATTAGCAATTTTGAACTTTGTTAAGAAAAAACGGGGTGGTTATTTTGGTAAACGAGGTTGGTATTTAGTAGGTTGTGAAGTTCCTTTATTATTGAACCCACATCCTGAATACAAGAATATTTTGTATAAGGGTTATTTGGATGTTGTTTTATATCACGAACCAACCAACACTTTTAAAATTTTAGATATTAAAACCTCTAGAAGTGGATGGGATGACAAAACAAAAAAAGACGAAACAAAACAGCTCCAATTAATCCTTTACAAAAAATTCTACAGTCAACAATTTGGAGTTCCTGAAGACAATATTAGTGTTGAATTCTTTATTGTTAAAAGAAAAGTATGGGAAGAATCCCCATTTCCAATCTCCAGGATACAAGAATACAAACCAGCAAGTGGTAAGGTTAAAATGAATAAGGCAACTAATACAATCAATTCATTTATTGAGGAGGTGTTTAATTATGATGGTTCACACAAAAATAAAATATTTGAACCAAACCCTTCATCCCACAATTGTCGTTTCTGTCCTTATAAAAGTAATAAGGAGCTTTGTCCATTAGGTGTATCTTCCTAGATCTACGTATATTTATATATAGTAAACAAATAAATAAATAAAGATTATGACAAATAAAAAAGAAATGACATTAACCTCTGTAAAAGTACAGAGTGGATTGTTTGAAGAATTTAAAGTTGCTACAGTTCGTTACAAGTTTTCTCTTCAAAAATTGACCGAAAGATCTATTCACCTTTATCTCACAGATGAAGCTTATCGAAAAAAACTACATTCACATACAAACACAGAGTTTGAACAAAACGACTAATTTGTTAGCTTTTTTGTTATTTTTTCAAATTTTATAATATTTATAATCGATGGGAAGAATTAAAAAATATCTAACCAAAGAAGAAAAAATCCAAGCTCAAAAAGATTGGAGTAAAAAATATTACTGGAAAAATAAAGAACAAGAAGATGAAAAAGCAAAACAACGCTACTGGAATAACAAAAATATATCTAGTGACTAATTGTTATAATAATCCTAACTGGGTTTACATAGGTAAAACCAAAAATAATAGAGAAAAAAATCATCAAAATAAATTTGGTGATCAAATAGAATACACTGAAATTGATGAAATAAATAGTTTAGAACATAAAGATTGGGAACCACTAGAAACATATTGGATAGAGCAATTTAGACAATGGGGGTT